GAAAGGAGCACATGATGCTTACAGAACGTTTTGATAACGAAAGTACTTTATTCTTAGGAACCCGCCATAACCATTATTGGAATTTTGGTTATTTTGGGTCGGCCATGCCGAACAACTTCATGTCTTATTTAGCACATGGAGTATATCTGCTTGACCAATCGTCGTTTCAGGCCTGTTTTCCAAGCCTTAGCTACGATCCGAGTATTAGTACGCGGCAGTACGTCGGCTATATGCCTGACAATTCTGCCGCCGTTATGAAGAGCACGGCGCTTGCTGGAGGAATTTCTATCTTCAACAAAGCAACCGAACTCTTTTGGGGGTCATGGGACTTTAATAAGGGCGGCTTTGCCGTACCCAACGAGAAACCCATATACCACCGCAACTTGGTAGGAACTGTCCAATCAGGTAAGAGCGAATCCACATCGTTTTTTGATGTGAAGCCATTTGAAATGGCCGCTGAACCGTGGACGTCGTTCCAATCAAGAGTTCTGTATACTGAGGACCCTAATGGCAAGGGGTACTTCTCCGGCGTTTCCGCGGAGATAGCACCACCTACCTACGACTTTGTTTACAACGTTAGTCGGGCAATGCCCGCTTTTGCAAACGAGGTCGAAGGGAAACAGGCATTTGACCAGCACTGGTCTAACCATCGCACCGGCATACGCCGGGCAAGGTATATCAGTACTGGCAATGGTTTCATCCTGCTGCACTCGCATATTGTTTGCAAGTACACAGGAGGGAACTGGATTTGGGCGGGGATCTACTGGAGAGATACTTTCACAGTAGCCCCTAATTCCAACCCTCATCCGACTAGCGGTAACGAATACGAACTTAGTACATTGTTCACGATTCACCTGAAACGCGAACGATGTACACCGTTCCACTCGTACAACTGGTCACCTGTCATTCCTCTCGAACAGCAGATCGATTACGTATATCAACAGAAGATCTCTGCTTATCCAGCTGATACATCTAGTTGGACTGGCAAGTCTTTTTATACTGTTGCGTACGACGCTGATCTGCCCGTTTTCTTGTATTCCCCCATAAATGGCGGGACTGTCAAGAATTTAATCGGATACTCGTCTGAACAGGGAAAGTACGTGTCTTCAAGACCACGTACGTTCCTGGGCTTTAACGAGAATGTTCGAAACATCATGACCGACTGTGCGTCGGTATCCTTCGTCTCGTCCTTAGACGCTCTTAATACGAGCTTCGCAGGACTTGACGCCAACCATATAGAGACCATTTCGTCACTACAGGATATGTTAGCACCTGTAGGGTGGATACGATTAATTTCGCAACTACCACGATCGAAACGGTTTCTGATGGATCTTTTGGAGCGCTTGACCGACGGTCAACTCTTATATTCTTACGGAGTTGCACCGACGTTGCAAGATGCTGAGGAGATAGCTTTTAGAGGTCAAAGTGTTCTTTCAAAAATACGGAATAGCGCGCTGTATAAGCCGCACACGTCCTATGGAAGAGCACAGTTCCCTTTAGACTCGCTTTTACCGGATTATCCGGACTCGCAAGTTTATCTGGCCTCAAAGATACGATTCGGTTTTAATTACGACTCGTACCTTCCCTATATCATCCCTTTAAGGATGGTCGGTTTATTACCTAGTCTGAGCTCGATGTGGGACCTAGTCCCATTTTCATTCGTGCTCGACAAGGTACACAAGGTTGGGGACTCCCTGGAGTACTTCGATACCAGCGTTTTATTTCTAGCGCTGGACATAGAGTACTCTACTCACTCCATATGTTGTACTTACAACTTTACGGAAGAGGACATGGAAAACCACGGTTTTACTTCTATACCGGGGTCTTACAAGTTCAGGGGAGAAAATCTAGTTGGGTATAAGACTTACGTGAGGTACGCCATGAATGGCCGTACTCCGCCGCTGGGTCCGACCCGCCTTCCGATTCTCTCGGGAGGTGGAATATCCGACTGGGCAACTGCAGGCGCATTGGCCTATAAATTTATATAGGTCTCTAAGTGGCTGCGTAGTATCACCTTGGTGCTAGTCCAAATGCGCATTTAGCGCACTGCACCTTGGTTTCACAGTAGTGTCTCGAAAGGAGACCTAAAATGACTACGACTTTTGCTATCCTAAATGTAGATGAAACGGCTGACGCGATAACCAACTGGTTACCGTTCACCCTTGCCAATTGGCAATTCATCGAGACGCGTCGCGTAAGTGATGGGTTAGAGAGTGAGTATCGCGGATTATCCGGAGACCCTCTCTATCCCGCCACTCGGCGAGTTGGCGTGTATGTAGGAAAGCCCACTGAAGATGGTATCCCAACCTTCAACGTAAGTGTACGTACTAACACCTACGTGTCGGCGGATGATGGCGTTAATGTAATTTACGCCCCAGCTTCAGCGATTAACGCGTGGAACATGCCGTGGCTCGCAGTGCCTAATGAGGCCGATCTTATGGCCCTGTTAATGAATAACCTATCGTTTGCTCTGCCAGATGTAACAACTGGCGCAGTGACTACAGGCTTCTTAACAAAAATTCAGAGAATGATCTCTGAATTAGATATTAGCACTGTTGTGCGTACGTAATGTCCTACGAGTGGAGGGTTGCAATACCCTCCGGTCAGGGGCTGTACGAGCGTAATCTCAGCTCTACTTATCCTGACAGCCACATCGAGAACCTTGTAGGTAAAACTAACAAAACTACCTTCAAGGTCCTTGTTGCTGGTTGGTCTGCTCTACTGGGCGATTCACCTGTGGTGATGAAGTCTAATAAGATTATCCATAAGTTCCTAACGGAGCTCGTGGACGATCCTTTCAACTTTACCACCGCACTCGCGAACCTAGCTCATCAGCTTGAGAAATCTTTAAGCTACGATGAGTTGGGAAGAGTCATTATTGACCCTTTGTTTGATGAATTCAAAAATACCCCTGTTTTTCGGGAGTACCATGAGTTCTACAAACATCGTGATCCTCGGGTATTGACCTATTTGTTAACTTTCCTTAATTTCGGAAAGAAGGTCGTTTATAAAAACCCTAACCTTGAATCCAACGCATTTCGCGCATGGACCCTCAAGGAGGAGGACCTGTCCAAGCTTGTATTACCGGCTTGGGTTTCGAACGTCAGAGCCATTATGGCCCTGATCTTTGAAGATTGGAGCGAGCCCGCTTTCTTCCCCAAACATGGGGGGGGTGCGGTTAGCGAAATGAAGGTCATTGGAACGGAGGCGAAGAATCGAAGAATTCGGTTTAGTGACGATATCATTAAGTTGTATATCGTTAACGACACCGAAGGATCCGTGCCTGAGTATCCGACCCCTACTGGATTAATGCCCACTAAGAGCTACAACTCTCAACATTCTAGACTAAAGTTCGTTCCGAAAACCTTTGACAAGGTCAGGTCCATGTGTATGGAACCTGTCGTTTATCAATGGGCGCAGCAAGCGCTGCGGCTGGAACTCGAACATTATCTAACGCAATCTTGTCTCGCAAATCATGTAATCTTGCGGGATCAGAAGCACAACCAGATTGGTGCTCAAATAGGATCCGCGAGGAGCCTATGCGATACCATTGATCTGAGTGCGGCGTCAGATAGCGTAGCGTGGATACTTGTTCAAAGTATCTTCCCCGAGGAGCTGATCAAGCACCTCAACGCTACCCGGACTAGAACGGTACTTACATGGGGGAAACGCAAAGTTTCCTTACACAAGTACGCCCCTATGGGCAGTGCCTTGTGCTTTCCCGTGCAGTGTGTCGTATACTCCGCCATCGTTGCGATGGTGGGTATAGCTGAGAGTTACTGCCTTGACTGGCGCAATCCTGGTTGTTTTGACCTTATTGATCTAAAGCGCGCGTGGGGATTTACCCACGGCAAGTCGCTTCATAAGGTCGGACCATTAGGATTGTACCCTTTTAAGGTATACGGCGACGATATTATATGTGATAATACTATAACATCAAACGTCGTGGATGCTCTAAGCCAACTTGGTTTTGAGGTGAATACCGACAAAAGTTTTGTCGGAAATAAAGCTATGCGCGAGTCATGCGGAAAAAGATACTTCGCAGGACATGACGTCAGCCCCTTCACCTTCAAGCTGAAAAGCTTAGACGAGGAGTTGGAGATCGATGCGGTGGCTAGTCTAATAGACGTGGCTAACCGCGCCGGCGAATGGCAATACAATACTGTCAGACGCCATGTAGTTGCATTTATACTTCATAACCCAATTAAGGGCGTGAGTACGCGTGCACTACATAAAGGCAAGAACCCTATCAAATTTAGTTCAAACGTTGATGAGGCTCTTACGATCTTCCACCCAGAACCGAGGAATTATCATCTCAAGGAGAGGTGCTTCGTACCAGGCATGGAATTACGCCAGGATACGAGGTACTACTTCCAGAGGGATGAGTTCCATCATCTGGGTGTCGGTCCGCTCAAAGTACGGAAGTGGTCGAAGAAATTTGACAACTTCCACTACATAGAGTGGATGCGATCCCGGTATCATCTTGATGGCGAAGTCGCGACTTGCGATCAGCCACCAGGAATGAAAGCCGG